GCCTACAGGGCAAGCCGGACAAGCTAGCCTACAGGGCAAGCCGGACAAGCTAGCCTACAGGGCAAGCCGGACAAGCTAGCCTACAGGGCAAGCCGGACAAGCTAGCCTACAGGGCAAGCCGGACAAGCTAGCCTACAGGGCAAGCCGGACAAGTAAAGCCTATTCGGCTGTATACCCGTCAAAGTATACGCCTTCTTCTTTGGTAGCGTCATCTTGACAGTGTTCTTGTGCCTGTTCTAGTGTTACGCCCTCTAATATTACCCTATTTTCTAGGCCTGTACTTGGATAAAAGAAACGTATAATCTTGTATGTTTGCATAGTGTTTTATCTTTTGTTGTTTTTGTTTTTTATTGACAAGATAACTCTTGATACACATCCCAATTAATAACGCCTTGCCTATCAATAAGGCCTTTATCAATGAGGCCTTGCGCTGTTCTACCATAACACCCTTGTAAACTCCAAGCTTGTCCAGTTTTTATCAATTCCGCAAATAATTCAAGGATTCCCTCATTATCTAATTCCCCTGATTCAAAAGCGATAATTTTATCTACTAGCATGGTATAACCTCTCTTTGTTTATGTTTTTTAAAGCTTATTGGGATTATATACTATATAATCATAGTTTTGTTTTTGGTATTTTCTCATAAAACTATACTTATTTTTGTTTAGTTTTCTTTCAGTTTTACAAGCTATACATTCTGAAAGATAAAAGTACCTGCTAGCAGATATATCTTTTATACCTTGTTTATTTGAATATACTTCTGTATATGTTACCATGTTTTTATCCTTTCCTTTATTTAAGTTTAGGCCTTCTCTATATTATAGTCTTATGCTATAAATAACCTGCACGGCCTTAAATAACATTGTACCATAAAATAACAATATGCCTATTGTAAAGATGATTATATATTTCATTGGAGTATATCCTTTTAAAGTATTATAAAACTCTATACTCTTGGATGTATACTTGGGATTGTCCAGCCTCATAGATACCATAGGCAAAGCCTTTTTTAACCTTTGTTAAAAACTGATTCGCTGTTAAGGCGGGCTCTGATTCACGCCCAAAGCCTGAATTGTCTACAAAGTATAGATTGCCTGTTACCTCAAAGCCTTTAGGCAAATAATATCCCATAAAAGGCATTTTAAAAACGCCCTCATCCTCATCACATTGGGCGATATATGGCGTTAATTTTTGTTTTTTGGCCTTAACGGTATGCTCATCCTGTATTGATTTCATAGTTTCTAATGAATACATTTTAACACCTCCATTTAAAGTATTGTTATTAAGTTACTCTTGATTTTCTTGTTTTATCCTATGGCCAAGATTTAAGAGGGATAATTTTATTGCTAGTTTTTCTTGTTTATCTTCTGATAAAGCATAATCAATCTTTAAAGATTTAACCCTTTCATTATCCTGATATAAAGATATAGCGTGATTTAAGTATTGCATGGCATCACCTCCCGATTATTTAAGATGTTATTAATATTATCCTATTAAGATTCTAAAATATCCCCTGATTATCCTAGTTATCCTTTGGCCTTTAGAAAATTGCGCCCAAAGTTTACACCTCTTTATTTTATTTGTCATGTTTTCACCTCCCTTAAGTATTAAGTATTGTTTTTCTTAAGTATTAAGTAGGCCTAGCATGACCAGCTTGGCCTATGGCCTAGTATGACCAGCTTGGCCTATGGCCTAGTATGACCAGCTTGGCCTATGGCCTAGCATGACCAGCTTGGCCTATAATGATAATATATAATCCTTAATATTAAAACTATGTACTTCCTCTTCATTAATATCATTTAAACAATACAGTTCAATAGTATCAAAGAAAACAAGTATAGCCTCAACTGTATAATCTCGTATAAGCTCATCATATAAGGCCTCAATACAAGCTTGCAATTCATAAACATCATTAACCTCTAACGCATGGCAATAGTGGCCTTTGCGCTTGTCAAGTATATCATTGACTATAATATTATTCATAATGCACCTCTCTTATATGTTAGCTAGTTTTAAACCCCTTAATAGGTCATTGTCTACATTATACCTTATATCTTTTATAGTGATGTTTTCCTTGTCTTTTATCACCTTCAATATATTGTTAGTATTATCCTTTAATAATGCAAAGCTTGCCTGATATAGTTTAACGTTTGTCAAGGTGCCAATATCCTCATAGGGATAATACACCCTTAAATACAATACATCATCTAATATAATACCTCTTATAAAATCATCATAGGCCGCTTGCCTTCCCTTATTATATAGTTGTATAGCATGGGAAGCTTGACCGCTTATGTATTCGTTAGTATAGGGATTATAGCTTATTCTGTATTCATTCATGGGATTATACCTTATAGATTAATGTTTTATCCTTAACTATGTTATGATAGGCTTTATATTTATTGATTATAATATCTTTGGCCTGAAAAACATTATCCGCATAACATACATCTGTTATCGTAAAATTATATAGTTTACCTTTGCAATATAATTTTACTCTATACTTATTCATGGGATTATATCCTTATGCTTGCCATACCTCTATTAAATAATATCCTTTATGCTTATATACTGTAAAGCCTTTATAATCTTTTAGCATAGTCTTAAATAGTCCAGCGGATATTTTCTTAAACCTTAACAGTTTTTGATTATATAGATGTGTCCTCTTGCCTTGCGCATCCTCAATTATAGCGCATAAATTATCTTTATAAAATATACTCAATTCGCCCTTATTAAATAGGTCAAATTTAGCATCCTCTATATTATCATTGTCTAGATATAACAGGGATATATTATCTTTGTAAATCTTGCCTGTATCATCCAGCCAATATCCTCTTATATCTGTTTTATGCTTAACTATATTAAATAAGGTATAACTCATATTATCATCATCCCTTTGGGAATAATAATATTAAACTTCTCTCAACTCCTCGCTGGTAATCGCATAATGCCAATACAATACAAGGTCGTACTCTTTTTTGTAGTACGCCTTATATAATAGAATGGCTTTTTCTTGTCGCGTTCTTTGTACGTCTTGCAGTATATTTTCCATTGTCTTATCCTTCCTTAACTGTCAATTAAACTATAAAACATATAATCCAGCTTGTCAATGGCAGACCGAATATTTTTATAGTTTATAACTTGTTACACTTCAATAGTTTATAAACTATTTGCAAATATTTTATAACTGATAAAAATAAACGTATCCAAAACATCCATATATAATCCTTCCCTATATAATACCTTCCATATAGGGCACTTGGTGCCTACTGGTCACGTTTGCACTGGATGCCTACTGGTCACGTTTGCACTGGATGCCTACTGGTCACGTTTGCACTGGATGCCTACTGGTCACGTTTGCACTGGATGCCTACTGGTCATGCTTGCACTGGATGCCTACTGGTCACGTTTGCATATACATATATTAATACCTATATAATAGAAAAATAGGAAACCACTATCTCGCATATACCTTAATAATGATACAACCCTATACATGGCAAGGTGAAACCGCTACCTGGTAGCGTTACCTTGACCGCTTGTCTTATGTTGTAACCTGTTATATATCAATTGGTTATGCGAGATAACGCTTCCTTTGTCCAGGGAAGGGCTTCCTTATTTTGGGGGTGGTGGCTTTGACATGCTCGATTCAGTAAATTTACCCTAATTTCCCATAGTTCATAAGCCCAACTGGCACAATAGGTTACAAACTATGCTATATAAGCTGGCTAGGTAAGCCCAAAACCCCCCAACCAACAAAAAACCCAGCAACCACAACCCACATAACCATATCGTTGAGACCAACGAAATGGTCTACCATATAGCCCACCCAGACAAAATGGTTAGCGTAAGTTCCTTTCCTTTCCTTTACTGGCACGTTTCATACAAGCAATTGTATAGATACATACAAGGATTGCTTCTTTCCTATATTGACTGGGTTCTAGGCTTCTTTACGGTGATATTTTAGTGATTCTTCTAATTTTTCTATTATGGCAGGTTATTCAGTAATTTATGGCGTTTGGTTTTTAGCGTCATTTGGAGCTAAATATTAAACCAGCTTGTGGATAAGGTAAGCCTAAAAAATTTTGTAAGATTCTTTATAGTTTATAACATATGTAATAAGAATGGCTTACAAACTATGTAGGAAAACAGTAAGGACCTAAAAGTGTATTTCAAATTCTGGCAAAATAATCAGTAGACTTACCCTATAATATAAGCTATGTGGGTTATCCTCGTTTCCTTTAGTTATCATATTTGATTACTTAGGGGAATGGTTCTACAATGCCCTTATTTAGAGCCTAGGATGGTCTGTATTGGATTATTATAATAGAAGTAGGGGTAAGGTGCTCTATTATTTAAGAAATTGCTTCTAGCCACTAAAGTGTATCCAATTTTACCAGGAAAAATCAGTAGATTGTCACAAAAAGTATATAGTATTTGTGACAAGTTCTATATTTCATAGTTTGTAAGTATATAGTATATACTAAGTTATAAACTATGCGTAGAATATGGGCTACAATCTCCGCAAAGACCTAGTTATTACATATCTTGTAACTATTATGTATTGGAGCTTATGTATAACTAAATTGTGGTTCATTATTGCTTTTAAAGACTAAGGCAGCTAATACCCCACCAATAACCATCGTGGAACCTGGCCTATTTCTTAGGTTGCCAAGCGTGACAATTTGTCATATTTTATGACAATTTGTAAAGTTGCTTCATAACATATTGAAATTAAACAACCTATTTTTTGAAATGACAATTTGTCATGCCGTGACAATTTGTAAACACGTGACAATTTATCATTTTTTATGACAATTTGTCATAATTTCTGACAATTTGTCACGCTGGTAAAAGTTGCCAAATTAGACAAATCTTGACAAAGTATGTTCAATTATTGAACATTATAAAATTTTTAGTTTATAAAGCTATAAAATTAAACAATTTACAAACTATATCAAAACTATTTTAAAATAGTTTGTCCCAACTTGCGTTTTTTGTCGTATAATAGTATTAGAAGGGTTGAGCGAAAGCGAAACACTTATAATACCCGTAATTAAATATACTTGTTATAGGGATTTTTTATTATTAATTTTTAGAATCTATTCTTTATTAGCTAGTTTTAATAAAAATAGGTAAATATAGGTTAATGGCTACTAAAATTCGGGATGGCAAATCAAATTTCTATCGAACCTTGGATTTAGATAAGGAGGATAGAAAGCTTATTCGTTATTATAGGAAACTTGTTAAAGACATGTTAAATGAACCCGAAAATACAAACAGCAAAAAGGTAGACTAATATATGGAAATTGATTTATTTGGTATAGCTAAAAGGCGAGAACTCTTAAAGGCTGCTCTAAAACGAGAAATTGAAAGAGAGTTACAGCCCAGTTCTCGTTCATATTTGCAGGATTGGGATGCGAGGCAGGAAAAAGAGGGTAGAACACCAAAGATTAGTTATAGGCATTTAGAAGCAGTCTATAGACGTGAATCGTGGGTGAGAGCATGTACCGATGTTATACAAAGAACAGCTACATCGAATGGTTATAGATTAATTGGCAAAGAAACTTTAGAATTAGTAGACCCTCGTAGTAAAGAATTTGCACCTATTATTTCTTTATTGGCTCGTCCTAATGCAGATGACACTTTAGAAGAAATTTTAGCTGAAATAGTAGTAGACCTCCATCTTTATGGAGATGCTTATGTTGAAATAGTTAGAGATACTCAGGGAAATCCTGTAGCTCTTTATAATATATATGCACCATCTATTAGAGTTTTAGTAGATGAGCATGGAACTATTAAAGGCTATGTTCAGAAGCCTATGGGAGTTTTATCAGGAAGTTCTCAAGCAGTTACTTTTAAGGCTAATGAAATAGCCCACTTTAGGTTGCCAAATCCAGGCAACGAAGTTTATGGGCTCAGTCCTATAGAAAGTTTGGAGATTGTTATAGAAACTGATTTGTATGCCCAAGATTACAACAGGAATTTTTTCAAGAATCATGCTGTTCCTCGATTGCACGTTGACCTCGGAAATTGCACATTGCCTCAGTTAAAAAGAATTAGAGAATATTTTGCCCATGAAATACAAGGAACAGAAAACGCCCATAAAACAATTGTTACTGAGGGCGGTGCAAAAATAACTCCAATAGGAACAAAGCCTAATGATATGGAGTTTTTAAATCAAAGAAAATTTAGTCGTGACGAAATTTGCAGCGTCTATGGAATTCCCCCAATGAAGCTTGGTGTTTTTGAAGATGTCAATAGAGCAAGTTCGATGGAAGCTGACAAATCTTTTAAATCAGAAAAGATTATTCCTTTACAAAGAATGTTAGCTAAGAAAATAAATAGTTGTATTATTTCTACTTTTAATAAAATTGGTGATAGGGTATTATTTGAATTCGTAGAAGTGGATTTACGTGACGCTAAAGAACAAGCAGAAATTGATAAACTTGAAATAGATTCAGGTGTTCTTACTGTTGATGAAGTGCGTAGAAAAAAGGGATTAGGTCCTAAAAATAAAAAAAGCAATACTTAAGGATATTTTGCTTACAGCTATGAAAGATATATCACAGCTCAAAACACAGAAAAGTTATGGGGTTTGTTGAATATTTTTGCTGTAAGCCCAAATTTAAAATATGACTGAAAAAATAAAAAATCCAGGTATAGTTATAGAAGATAAATACGCCCAACTTATAAGAAAGCGGCTTATTAAAGAAATTATAAGTACAGAGAATTTTCTTAACTATGTTGGTAAAGAACTGTATTTATGTGGTAATCAAGTGTATGGTTCTATAATTTTAAATGGACCGTTGAAACTTGACTGTTCATTATTGGCTAGTCATAATAAAAGACATTTAATTAGCGAAGATGATATACTTAAATTATGGCCAGATAGTAATGTTTTTTATGCTTATAGTTTTCGTATAAATAAAATATTTAAAAATCCAATTAAATATAATAATACTAATTTAAATTTTGGTATTATTGAGGATATAAAATTTTTAGATAAAAAAGATGAGAAAATAAATATGAAAAAAGAAGAAATAAGTATTGTAGCTGTTAATTATTATAAGGACTATGAAGATAAGTTAGATTATTTAAAAAAATTGGAATTCTCTGAAAAATATAAAAGTGTCGTAGAATCTTTTTTATCATTATATGAAGTATATTTAAATAAATTACTTGGTAAAGTTTATGATGGTGATGGGATGGTTTTAAAGCCAGAACCCGATATTACTGCTTCATATATAAGAATAAGAATAAGAAATCCCAAAACAATTGTTGAAGGTTCATTTAGAACTATAACAATATCTGAGTCTGAAGGCATCAAGGGAATTATTGGTCGTTTAAAGAAAAACCCAACTGGCCCAACTAAAATACAATCAGTACTTTTTGAAAAAGACAAATGGACAGTTGAACGTGCAAAAAAATGGGTAGAAGACCACAAAGACACTTTGAAAAATATGGATTATGTTAAATGTGGCAGTTGTGGAAAATATTTTGACTATTTAGCCGAGAAGGAAGCAGGTATGGGCTATGTTAAATGCCCAAATTGCAAAGCGAGCGTAGACCAAGAAGGAAAAACATATTCAGAAAAAGGCCAAGATAAATACATAGATAGCGGATATATCCCAGAAGATAAAGATACAGGAAAACAAGAACCTAAATGGGTATGGTGTAAAAATTGCGAGCAATCCTTCGATTATTTTAAACAATTGTTAGACGATAAATCAACAGTATTATGTCCACATTGCGGGGCATTAGTAATTTTTGAGGAGAAAGAATAATGTATAAAATGATACAGAAAAAGACGGAAGAAGAAAAATTAGTCGAAGCCTACATTCCAAAAGATAGTGGCATAGTTGCAAATTTTTTATGTTCCAAGCCTCATAAAATTCGTTCATTGGGAAAGAGTTATCCAGGATATAAATCAGCCCTATTTTTCAAGGCCGTAAATGAAGTAGTAAAAGATTATGATGTGAGAGCTATTTTTGATTTGTCATATGGCCAAGTTGTAAGTCCAAGTTATTCATATTTGGAAGTTGGCAGAGGAAAAAGAGAAGAACTACTTGTTACTGGCATGAGATTTTTAATAAAAGATAAAAAAGCACTCGCAGCTTATGTGTGCCCAGGGTGGGGCACTGTAGATTTATATATGAGTTATAATGAAAAAGATTCAGACATTGCATTGGGATTTATGGAAAAAGTTGACAAATACATGGCAGATAATAATTTTTATAAAGGTGAAAAAATTGACGCAGCGGGGCAATTTTTGCCTATACCTGAGTTGGATTTTGATGATGTGCAGTTGCCAGATGACCAGAAGCAAAAAATAAAAGTTGGAGCATTAGATTTCTTTAGTAAGAAAGAACTATATGAAAAATCAAAATTGCCCTTTAAAAGAGGTATGATTTTTGCGGGGTCTCCTGGGACAGGTAAAACTTTAGTAGGTAAAATATTAATGAGAAAAGCTAACTGTACGTTTATTTGGGTTGAATCTTCTGCTGTTCATTCTGCTTCTGATATAAAGTATTTATTTAGAATGGCTTGCGAATGCTCCCCAGCGATACTCTATCTTGAAGACGTGGATGACTTTTTAAAAAGTGCAGGTTGTATCGACAGTCTTAAGACGACAATGGACGGAATGAAAAATGTTGATGGTATAGTAACTATATTAGTAACAAACAGTCCTTCGGCCTTACCTAAAAGTTTAATTTCTAGACCATCAAGGTTTGACGATGTTTTAATATTCCAATTGCCAGATAAGGATTTACGCTATAGAATTTTAAGTAAAATTGCCGAACCTTTACAAATAGAAAATAAAGAATGTATTTTAAAAGAATTAGCAGATAAAACTGAAAAATTAACTGGAGCCCATCTTAAGGAATTGTTAATTTATGCGTTGCTGCTATCTGCGGATAATGGCAGAGATGTTATCTTAGAAGATGACATAGCTAAGGCACTTATTAAAGTTTTTGGAACAATGGATACTGTTGATAATAAAATAAGAGATGTAGATATGAAAAATTTAATTTGTGAGTTGAAAAAAAAATAATGTTAAATAAAATAGAAAAAGAAGTTTTGTATAGATTATATTATGTTGAAAAGAAGACTATGCAAGAAATAGGTAATCTTTATAATTGTAATAGAAAATTAATATCTAAACTACTTAGAAAATATGATTTAAGAGATGGTACTAGATTTTTAAGTTTAAGGATAGGTAAAAAACGTCTTATTAAATTATATATAGAAAACGATTTTACTATTGATAAAATTTCTAAAATGTTAGGTTGTGCTAGTAGTACAATAGTTAGCCGTTTGGAACTTTTTAAAATACCAAGAAAAAGTCATTCTGAAGAAACAACTATAATTAAAATAAAGAAAGAAGAGTTAGAAAAATTATATATTGTTGATAAAAAGTCTTCTATAGCTATAGCTAAATTTTATGGTTGCTCAAAAAATACTATTCTTAAAAATTTAAAAAAGTTTGGTATAAATAGAAGAACTAGTAAAGAATCGTTAATGTTAGGAAACTACAAAGGAATAAATAGTGCATTGTGGAAAGGTGGTCCTCCTAAATGCCAAATTTGTGGTATTATTTTAAAAGGTTCTAAATCTAAGCATTGTAAAGAATGCAATAAGACTTTTCAAAGTGCAAGAAACTCTGGTAAAAATAATCCAATGTATGGTATACGTAGGTTTGGGAAAGACAATCCAAATTATATGGATGGCAGGTCTTCTTTAAATTCACTTATTAGAGATTTATCAGAATACAACGAATGGAGAAAACAGGTTTTCGAGAGAGATAATTATACTTGTCAGGAATGTGGAGATAATAGTGGGGGAAATTTACACGCTCATCATATTAAGCCATTCGCAATTATTTTATTAGAGTTTTTGAATAAATTTAATAGGTTTTCGCCATTGGAAGAAAAAGAAATTTTGTTAAGATTGTCCCTAGATTATGAAGATTTTTGGAAAGTCTCAAACGGAAAAACACTTTGTAATAAATGTCATGACTCGTTAAAAAAAGATACAATAAATACAATTATTCAAAATAAAAATCGGGAGATTAAAAATGAACGAATTATTTAAAGACCTAACATTTAAAGTATATTCTTCTACGTTTGAAAAATCTACTCAGGACGGAAGGAGACTATTAAGGGGATACGCCAGCACGTCTGACCTTGATTTGGAACGAGAAATTATTTCTCGTAAGGCACTTGAAAAAGCTAAGAACGATTTACTTAAAAGCCCTACAGTTTTTCTTGACCACAATCATTCAGTTTTGACTGCTGCTGGTCGTGTTATAGACTGTGTTTTAGATGATAAAGGCCTTTTTATAACTGTTCAATTATCTAACGCCTCTTATGTAAATGATATTTGGATTTTATGTCAGGAGGGCGTTCTAAATAGTTTTTCAATTGGTGGAATTGTTGTCGATGGACACGACGAGCGTGGAGAGGATGGAAAATCTTATCATGTTATCGACGAGATTTTAATCTTGGAATGTTCTATCGTCGGTATCCCCTGTAATCAAAATGCAAAATTTTCAGTTTGTAAATCTTTTAACTCTGCAATCGCAGAACAAATAAAACAAAAGGAGGAAAGTCAAAAAATGGCCAAATTGGACAAACAAGAGGTTTTAAAATCTGAGGCTCCCAACGCTTCTAAAGAAGCAACTCAAGAGCCTATACAGGTCGAGGAACCTAAAGAACAAGCTGCACCTGAAGTAGTTGAAAAAGAAGATGTTGTCGAAGCTCCGAAAGCAGAAACTCCTTTAGAAGCTAGTGTTGAAAAGACTGTTGAAGTAGTCAAGGAAGATGTAGTTGAAACCAAACCTGCTGAAGTTGCTTTAGAAGCCCCTAAAGAAGAAATTAAAAAAGAAGAAGTTATCGAAGCTACAAAGGTTTCTGAAGAAGCACCAAAGGAAACTGTTGAAAAAGCCAAGGTTGACGAAACTCCTTCTGAGGAAAATCCAAATCCTGGTTTAGTAGTTGAGGATGCAGAAAAAGCAGAGTGGACAACTGAGTATATTAATACTTTACCTAATTCTTCTTTTGCGGTTATTGAACCTGCTTATTTAGAGAGCAAGACTGAAGATAAGAATTGTCGTCATTTACCGTTTAAGAATGAGAAAGGTGAAGTTGATTTACCGCATTATAGGAATGCTTTGGCAAGATGTAATCAGATTAAACCTGTTACTGATTCTATTTCAGAAGCTGATTTAAGAAGTCAAGCTGCTGCTGAATTAGAAAAGTATAGGGATTTATTGGAAGAAAACAAGTCTGAAAAATCTACAGATGAAAAGATTCTCGATGCTTTAGCTCTTATAATTGAGAAATTGTCTTCTTTAGATAAAAAAGAAGTTGTTGAACCTAAAAAAGAAGAAAAATCTCAAGAAGCTACTACAGAAAAGACTGTAGAAGAAACTATTGTTGAGAAAAAAGAAGAAATTAAGGAAGAGGAAAAAGTTGAAAAAACTCTAGAAAAGGTAGAGGAAGTTCCTACTAGAAAGAGTTTAGCAATAGTTGTTCCTGCTCCTTATGAGGAAGAGGAAACTGAAACCAATCCTAAAGAAGATGAAAGAAAGAAAAGTTTAGGATGGGGTAAACTAATTTTTGGTAAATAAAAAAAGTTAATCTACCTATTTATTAGGAGTCAAATTTTTGAGAAAGGAGAAATAATAATATGAGTTTAGACGATGCGATTAAGAAAGCAATCGGTATTAACGTGGAAAAAGCCTTAGTTTCCAATGAAGAGGGAGATTTTATCCCAAAGGAATACGCTACGGAGTTCATTAATTTAGTTCGTGAAAAGAATTGGTGTAGACAACTTTTTACAGCTATTACAATGACTGCTTCGACGATATATATTCCTAAAGTAACTGGTGATGCTAGTGTTTATTACATGTCTACCGAAGCCGTTGCACCTACAGAAAGCAAACCTACTTTTGCAGCTGCTGGTTCTGTTAAATTAGAGGCTAAAAAGTTAATGGGTTATATTCAGGTTTCTAACGAATCTGATGAAGACGCTAAAATAGCTATGATGCCGATAATTAAAAATTCTTTTGCCGAGGCAATAGCCAAGGCCGAAGAGGAAGCTATGGTGGTTGGAAAGTATGTTGTGTTTGCTGCTGCTTCTGATAGACGTAACGCTTTTGATGGATTGCTCAAGTTAGCTAAAGACGCTGCACAAACAGTGGCCTATGGTGTTAGTTTAATAGCCACTATTGAAGCTGCTCGCAGGAAGTTGGGGGTTAATGGCCGAGACGTAAAAAGCTTGGTTCTTATGGTTAATCCTTATACAGCTTCTGCACTTCGTCAGATTGAACAAGTATTGACCATTGATAAATATGGTGTAAATGCTACTATTCTTTCTGGTGAAGTCGGCAAAATTATGGGTATTACAATCGTGGAAAATGCGTATATTCCTTTGGATAATACGGATGAAGCCAAATTGTATGTTCCTGTAAATGCCAATAAAGGTGTTGCTATTTTAGTTAATAAAGGTTATCCTATTATAGGCGACAGACGGCAGGTTAAATTTGACCAAGATAAAGTTGTTTCTACAGATTCTGTAGAAATTGCCATTTCTGAGCGTATTGGTTTCACAGTCCAGCATGTTGAAGGACTTTGTGAAGTCACTGCCTTACCGAATGGTCTTTAATCTTAGATAAGTTTAGCATGTTAAAAATATGCCTAAGGTAGGGCTGGCTAAGGTCGGCCCTACTGAAGGGCTTTAAAAAATAATGGATGCAACTTAGGATATTGATATGGATTATAATGCGTTTACAGATTGGAAATTTTGGACTTTTATTCTATCTCTGCTTAATGGTATAGGTATTGTGTGTGCTTGTATTTTTAATAAACTACTCCACGATAAGCTCGTCTCTAACGACCTTTTTCACATCAATAAGAAAGTTGATGATTTATCAGATGAGCAAGTTTGTATTAAAAATAAGGTTATAAAATTAGCAGAGGATGTTAGTTACCTACGTGGGAAAATAGAAATTTAAAATAAAAGTCAAGCTCTATTAGTCGGAGCTATAAAAAATGAGAAATAAATTCTCGACACAAAACTCACAATGTGAATAAATAATCTGCGGAAAGACTAAAGAAAAACTTTAGGAGAAAATAAAATGGCACAATTATATGGATGTTTATATGAGGCAGGATTACCTGGTGATTTTAAACCACTCGCATGTACAAAGCAGTCCGACGGCAGCTTCCGTTTAGTCGTCGATACAGAATTGTCAGTAGATTCACTCACCTTGGAAATTAATAATATTCAAGTCGGTTCCACAGATAACACTAAGGACCATACAACATATCTCAAAACAAAGGCAGACGGCACAGTTTATGTAGAGGGTGTTGTTACTATTATTAGTACTGGAACACCAAAACATTATAATGGTACTGCGAATATTGCTTCTGCCACTGTTACTTTTGCAGGAACAACTAAGCATGTTCAAATTGAAAACATGGATACCGTTAAGAATCTATTAGTTTCCTTTGATTCAGGGACAAATTGGAGAACAGTACAACCTGGATATATTTTAGATATTGACTGTGCAATTGCTAATTTGAAAATTAAAGCATCTGCTGATAATTGCCTCTATGAATTACTTTCGGTTGAATAATAACTTTATTGTGAATCGTAGAGTGTCTACGGTGCATAAATAATTTATTGCATAATAAAGGAGAAAGAATATGTGCGGAAGTCATAAGTTTCATGGAAAAAACAGAGATGAATACCTCGCAACACCTGTAACAAATACCTTACATGTAGACAATAAAAGAACAGATACATACTTAGAAAATGGTAGTGTAACAAAACCTTTCAAAACCATCCAAGCAGCTATTGATGCTGTTGTTTCTTCCTCAGCAACTAACAAGTATCTTATAGAGATTTCTCCAGGTCCTTATTATTCTGACCCAATAACTATAAATAAAGTTTATGTAACTTTTAGAAGTTGTGGAGTTCAAGGAGCCAGAATATCTGGTTTAATTACAGTAACCAATCCAGGCTCTCCTACTCCAGAACAAATAACCTTTGTTGGGCTTAGAATTAGTGGTGGTCTAATTTGTTCAGCATCTCATATTGCCATCAATGCAATAGACTGTAATATTACTGGCTCTGACTGGAATATAAATCCAACAGTTCCTACAGATGATGAATATTTACAAGTTTGGGGTGGATTATTTTATGCTAATTGCAATCTAACAAATGTATATGCTTATTTAATGGGTGGTGGTTATTATTCTACATTTGTTGCAGAAAATAAAGAATTTAACATCAATAATGCAGATATAAATACACCTTTCCAAGTTACATTAAATGGAACAGTTATTGCTTCAGCTTATGGAAATAGAGCAGGAAGTTCAAACTTTATTTTAAATGTAGGTGCGACTTTAAATATAGATGCAGATACAGAAGGTGGTTCAAATGTAACAGTAAATCCAGGAGCAACATTAAATAGAACTACAAAAGCAAGCAATGTAAATAATGATTCTTCAGTTACTGGGGTAACTGTTAAGGATGCTTTAGAAGCATTGAAAAGTTCTCCAGGAGGGGTATTAAAAATAGAAACATATACACAAGATAAATTATTGCCAAATGAAGAAATGGTAGTTAATCACTCTGCTCCAACATTACCACATCAAGTAGTCACAGAAATATATGGATTAGCTTCTGAAGTTGATGAAACTCTTGATTTTGATGAAGTAGATAGGCCAAACTATTATGAAGAAGATGATACTAAGACGGATTTTAGAGATGGGTTATTAGTTTTAGAAAATACTCAAGTACTATCTCCGTATGCTCATTATCATTTAAATGAACTAAGTGGAACACTTGTTGCAGATTGTTCAGGAAATAATAGAAATGGAACAGGTTATGGATTACCAACAATTATAGACGGTAAACTAAATAAAGCTAAAAATTTTAATCCAGCTCTAGCACAATATATTGGTTGTGGTGAAATTGCAGCTTTTGAATATTCTACATTATTTTCAGTTGAGTTTTGGGTTAGAACTACTTATGCTGGTGGACAACATATGGTAGTTTGTAAAATGTCTAATCTTAGTACAGAAGGATATACAGGTTGGCAAGTTGCCCTTAATAATGGTCAAGTTAATTTTCTTTTAAGAGGTGGGGGTTTAACTCGCCAAATTCAAAGGTTATCCACAACCACAACCATAAACGATGGTAATTGGCATCAGATAATTTGTACTTATGATGGTTCTAATACACCCACAGGACTTCATATCTATGTAGATAGTGTTTTAAATGATGGAGCAACTTCTGGAACTACTGTTTTATCTATACTAACTGAAAGACAATTTTGTATTGGTTCAAGAAATGGTGGTTGGTTATTTACTGGTGACATAGATGAAGTAGTAATTTACAAAGATAAAATATTAAATCAATCAGAAGTTGATTTCAGATATAATAGTGGGTCTGGAAGAGAAAATGTTGGATACTATGATATTACAAAAGGATGGTATGTTAGAACAAATACTAATCAGATTAATACAAGTTCTTGGCAAAATATTGTACAGATAGACCCAATTACAACTGAGCCAGCAGGTACTCAAATTAAATTTTTAGTTAGCTTAGATAACAGAGTAACTTGGAAAAAATGGAATGGGGCTACTTGGGATACAGTTGCCTTAGCTAATATAGATACACAAGGAAATACTGCTGTTGAATTAATAGCTTTAATTAAAGATGATTGGGATTTATTATTTGTGGCTGGCACATTAGATATAGTTGCATCTTTAAAAAGTACTGTTGAAGATTATACACCAGAATTAGATACAATCCAGATTCATTGTTCTCCAGGATACACAAGAAGATTAGGTGATAGTAAGGTTTCAGTTACAAGAATATCAACTACGCAGCATAAAATTAAAAATATAAATACTGAACCAATTTATCAAATGTCAATAACTTTAATAATTCCGTAATAAGGAGAAATTTTGTGGTAGATGTTAAAGGGGGCCGTCTTTCAGACCCAACATATTGGAATCAATATGAACTCACAAGCCAAATAAACGGTATCACAGATACCTTTACAGTTCCAGCAGCTTATGTATCTGGTAAAATTTTAGTTTTTCTTAATGGCTTAGAAAGAATAGTAGGAGCCCTTAAAGATTATATAGAACTCAGTGACACACAAATAAAGTTTAATTATGTGCCAGATTTAGGAGAACATCTAGAAGTTTGGATTATTAAAAAATAACTTGTCCCAAAAGTCATTTTCCGTCGTATAATATAAGTAGAAGATAACCCACAAAACCAGGAGGTTGAAAGATGGATGAAGCTAAAAAGAGAGAAGAAAGGCCACAAATAGAAAAAGTTGGAGTTGGCTGGAAAAGAGAATTTAAAAATAAAAAAGCAGGTTTGAAGCTATCCATACGTGGAGAACTGTTTGTAGCTTATGAGAATACTAAAAAGGTAAAGCCTACAGATGTAGATTACGTAATTTGTAAGTTTTTAGATTCTCCTAAAAAAGAAGAAAAATAAGGAAGTCTCCTATGTGTGCAGAGCGTTACAACCAAATTCACGGCGGCAAAGATATAAAAGAAAAAACCATAGATGAGACTAGGCTTTCTGGGACTTCTTATCCAAAGGGCTATGTTTTAAAAGTTCAGGCAGACGGGTCAGTGGCGTATGAGCCTTTAATGACCCACGATTCAGACCTCAGACTATTTTTATTTGAAAGTTAATAAATGTTAAAAATAAAATTTAATAAAGAAGAATTAAGACGAAAATATATAGATGAAGGAAAGCATCAATGGCAACTTGCTGAAGAGTATGGTTGTGCTGTATCTGTTATTTGTACTAATTTAAAAGATTTTGGTATAAAAGCAAGGCCAAAGTGCACTCCTAGATTTATAAATTTAATTAAAAAAGAAGAATTAGAGAAAAGATACTTAGACGCAGAACCAATTGATAAATTAGCAATTAGTTATGGTGTTAGTGAAGGTACTATTATGAGATACCTTAAGGATTATGGTATACCTTTACATGGCAGGAAAGGAAAATATGGTAGCATGTTTGGGAAGAAGAATTATGAGCAAATAAGAAAAGTTAAAGAATGGTATAAAAATCCAAAGAATAAAGAAAGAGTTATAACTAATACATTAAAAGCATTAAGAGTTCCTCAAAATAAAGCAGAGAAGTCTTTATCTAATATATTAATGGATTTATTTGGTAAAAGTTATAAATTTGTTGGTAATGGAAAGATTTGTATAGACGGATTTTTCCCAGATTTTATAAATTGTAATGGACAGAAGAAAATAATAGAGTTGTATGGGGATTATTGGCACAATAAAACTGGAATGAAAGAAAGAGATAAAAGAAGGATAAAAGCTTACAAAAAATATGGTTATAGGACGTTAATAGTTTGGGAACATGAATTAAAGAGTATAGATAATCTTAAGAAAAGATTAATTGAATACAATAATATTAAAAACGTGTAGTAAGCGCTTACTAAAATGAATATTTTAGTGAAATAAATAAGAAAGGAGAATAACAAAAATGGCAACTTATAGAGTGGTAGAAGCTGGTTCTTTTGAGTGGCAGCAAGCTTGCGATACTAAAGCCAATATTCCAGCAGGTTCGGAGGCTAAGGGGTATAGATATTTAATTTCTGGGGTTGGTAGAGGTATTTTTACTGGCGAAGATAAAAAAATAGCAACAGCAAAAATATTAAATCCAACTTTATCAACAGATTTTTACTTTGATGCTCCTTTAGAAGGAATGATAACCTACATTAAAGATGAAGATGAGCATTACAAGTATGAAGGCGCAGCTTGGGCAATTTGGAGCGTAGTTGGTCCAACTGGTCCAACTGGAGCAACTGGTCTTAATGGTCCAACTGGTCCAACTGGAGATACAGGTCTTAATGGTCCAACTGGTCCAACTGGAGCTACAGGTAACGAAGGTCCAACTGGTCCAACTGGAGCAACTGGTCTTAATGGTCCAACTGGTCCAACTGGAGCAACTGGTCTTAATGGTCCAACTGGTCCAACTGGAGCAACTGGTCTTAATGGTCCAACTGGTCCAACTGGTCCGACAGGGCCTGGAGCCACGTACTCGGCTGACTTGAGGGTACTTTTCATTGAAGCTACAGCAGTCTAACGAAAATTAACTGAGAGGGGAGTTAAGGCTCCCTTCTCAGCTTTTCTAAAATATTTTGGTTTAGCCCTTGACAAAGTGGCATTTAATATGTTATACTTATAGTAGAGGTATTTAGGAGTTTTAAGTTATTTTAATAGCTAATAAAGGAAAATAAATGTCAAAGAAATTAAATCCAGATAGGGAATTAGTAATACAAAAATATGTAATTGAGAATAAATCTATTAAGCAAGTTGCTTTTGAGTTGGGATTAGGTAAAACAACTCTTAGTAGATACTTGAAAAGATATAAAATTGAGAAACGTGATAGATACGAGTTGCATAGAAAAATATTTTCTGGTAAAGGTAATCCAGCCTTTAAATATCGTATTACTAAAAAATTTTTAATTAAAGAGTATATCGAAAATGCGTTGTCACTTAGGCAGGTAGGAAAACTATTAGGATGTGATGTAGACACCATATTAAGAAATATTAAAAAATATGGAATACCTACTAGGACTATGAAGGAGTCATTGAAGGGCAAGTTTCCTAGAGAAGTTAATACCCGTTTTAAACATAAAATTTCTAAAAAACTTTTAGTAGATAAATATATAAATAAAAAGATGCCTATTAGTAGAATAGCAGAAGATTTATGTTGTGATGGTGGTACTATTCATAGGTATTTAAAAATATATAATATTCCTAGAAGAACTATATCTGAAGCATTAAAAGGAAAATTTGAAGGCAATAAAAATCCCATGTATGGTAGGCATAGATTTGGAATAGCTAATCCTTGTTACATAGACGGCAGAAAAATAGTTAAACATTATTGTGTGGATTGCGGTAAAGAAATATGTTATACTAATTGGAATGTTGGGAATAGACGGTGTTGTTCATGTTCCAGTAAGTTAAAATGGAACGATAAAGAATTTAAAGATAGGGTTATTACTGCTTCTATGTTAGGCAGACAAGTTAAACCAAATAAACCAGAAAAATTACTTAACGAGTTACTTCGAGAATTATTATTAAAAGAGTATAAATTTGTTGGAGATGGAAAATTAATAATAGATGGATTTTGTCCAGACTTTATAAATACAAATGGACAAAAGAAAATAATAGAGTTGTATGGGGATTATTGGCACAATAAAACTGGAATGAAAGAAAGAGACGAACGTAGATTGAAAGCATATAAAAAATATGGATACAAAACATTGATAGTTTGGGAAAATGAATTGAAAGATATAAATAAATTAACAGATAAATTAATTAAATTTAATACTAAAATTGGACAAATGAAATATGAATCTGTATAGAGCTCCCGTAGCCGAAAATTTTTCCTGGCAACAGCCCGTAGAAAGTAAGGTTACTCAACCAGTAGGTTCAGAGGCTAAGGGTTATCGTTATCTTATTACTGTAGGCACAGGCGATTTTACTGGATATGATAATTACATTGCTACTGCCAAGCAAGTAAATCCATCTGCACCTTCACATTGGTATTTTGATGCTCCTTTTGAAGCTATGATGGCTTATGTTAATGATGAGAATACTTTTTATGTTTATACAACAGTTTGGGCAATTTTTGCGGTTGCTTCGTCTGAATCTTCTCAGTCTGTTGATAAGGAAATAGACCAGGTTAGTCATGGATTTGTAGTAGGTAATGTTGTTAGATTTAATGGCTCAATTTATGTAAAAGCCCAAGCAAATAATGGAACTAATTCAAGTAATGTATTAGGTTTAGTTAGTAATGTAGAAAGTGCTGACACGTTTACAATTAGGTGTATTGGATGGGTTGGTGGTTTATCTGGTTTGACTGCTGGATTAACTTATTTTTTAAGTTCTGATACCGCTGGGGCGCTGACTGCTACGGAGCCTACAGCTTCTGGAACAATATCTAAACCTATGTTGATTGCTGTATCTACTACGTCTGGATTTATATTTGTTTTTAGAAATGTGCCTGGAACAGTATTTAGTTTGTTAGTTAGGGATACTGGTGGAGATTTAAAACCTTTAGATGATTATTTTGGTCAATTAGGTTTATTAGAATTAAATAGCGACGATGATTTAACTCCAAGTACAGAGTCTTTAAATGATACTTTACTAGAATTAGACGAGAATAATGCAGTTATGCCAAAGGTATAAAAATATTACATAACTAGCTCTGTTATGTATAATAAATTAAAGGAGCAAGGAGAATAGAATATGTCAACTAGAAATATTGTTCCACGTGCGGATGGGGAAGGTAATTTAGGTACAACATTAAAAAAGTGGTTGGGAATTTTTGTAAAAAGTATAACATTAACTTCAGGCGCAGAAATTAATGAATTTTCTATAGATGATACATTATTTGGAAATTCTGATAGTGCTGTTCCTACTGAAAAGGCTGTTAAGGGTTATGTTGCTAGTCAGACCTTATCTGGCCCAACTGGTCCAACGGGTCCAATTGGTATTCAGGGTTTGACGGGTCCAACAGGCCCAACTGGTAGTCAGGGTTTGACGGGTCCAACAGGCCCAACTGGTAGTCAGGGTTTGACGGGTCCAACAGGCCCAACCGGCCCAACAGGTGCGCAGGGAGACGCTGGAACTATATCTTGGAAAGACCCTGTAAGATTGCGTGCCGAAGGTAATGTGAATTTAGCTACCGAACTTGAAGAAGGAGATACCATAGATGGTAAAACATTAGTAGCAGGAAACTTAGTATTATGTGATAGACAGACTACAGGAACTCAAGATGGTGTATATGTTGCTTCTGCTAGTGGGGCTGCTTCTAGGGCTAGTCAGTGGCCTATTAGTAGTCATGCGGGTAATTGGGTAGTGTTTGTTCAAGACGGCTTAACCTATGCAGATAAGGCATATGTTTGTACTAATAATTATGGGGTAGATATAATAGGAACCGATGATTTAGTATTTGCGCAATTGGCTGATATAGGCCCCACAGGTCCAACGGGGGCTCAAGGATTAACTGGTCCGACTGGTCCAACAGGAACCGTAGGATTAAATGGGCCCACAGGCCCAACTGGTCCAACAGGTCCAACAGGTCCTACTGGTCCAACAGGTCCAACTGGGGTTACTGGTCCAACGGGGCCATCTGAATTAACAGCGGTTCCAGCATCAGACCACACTTCTACAGGGATAAAGTGTAATTTATATGCAGGTGAAGCTGTAGCATTTGGAAATGTTTGTTATGTAAAAAGTGATGGAAAACTGTGGAAAGCCGATGCTGATGCAATAGCTACATCTGGAGTAATAGCAATGTGTGTAGATGAAACTATTGCTGAAAATGCTTTAGGGTCATTTTTAATGTTTGGTATAGCGAGAGACGATACATGGGCTTGGACGGTTGGGGGTTTAATTTATCTTTCAACAGATGTTGGTGTAATGACTCAAACTCAACCATCAGGAACAGATGATGTTATACAGGTCTTAGGAGTTGCTACTCATGCAGATAGGATGTATTTTAATCCAAATTTAGTTCAACTAGAACACACATAGGGGATTTATAGATGGGAAATATTAAGAAGGTGTGCGGGGTGGTTAATGCTAGTATTAGTAAAATTAATCAGTTAGGTTTTTTGCTGGATTCTTATACAAAATTACTTCTTCATCTTGATAATAATGTTACAGATTCAGAAACAACTCCAAAAACAGTAACAAATAATGGTGTTACTTTTTCAGATACAATAAAGAAGTTTGGAACTTATTCGGCATATTTTGATGGTGCGAGTGGTACTTGTTTATCTATTCCAGATTCCGATGACTTTTGTTTTGGTGCAACGGATTTTACGGTGGATTTTTGTATAAATTTTTCATCCGTATCACAATACCATACAATATTTTCACAAGCCCAGAATCCTTGGGATGGCAAATATTATATGTTGTTTGATTGGCGACATAATTTTCCAAGTGGGGGGGGTTTTCGATTACATTTGGAAAATAACGTAACTGACATGGATAATCTTTGGTATTGGACACCAACAATTAATACTTGGTATCATGTGGCATTAGTTAGAACAGGGAATATTTGGAAAATATTTATTGATGGTTCTCAAAGCGGAGCCGATTATACAAATTCAGCTACTCTATATAATTATACAGATTCTTTCTATATTGGTAATCAATTTGGGTCTGGTGGGAGTTTTAATGGTTATCTCGATGAATTTCGGATTTCAAAGGGCGTTGCTCGTTGGACAAGTAATTTTACTCCGCCGTCTTCAGCTTATTATCAAATTAAAAAAATTGCTGGAGTATCTAATTAGTAATATTTTAAAAAAGGAAATATATTATGAATTGTCAATGTTATGAACGTAGTGATACTGTGGTATTGTATCATACCTTTTTAACAATAGAAGATAAAGAACCTTCTACTGTTATTAATCCACGTATAACTATAAGACATATTAATAATAGTGATGTTCTTATTACTGATGTTAATGAAGCTACTATGTTTTTAGTAGCGGAGAGCACATATTATTATAAATGGGTTGTTCCTTCTGATGCTTTTATAGGTAACCATTCAGTAGAGTTTCAGGCTGTTTGTGATGGAGAATACCAAGAAGAAAATGAACTTATACAAATCGTGGGTTAGGAGATGAATTATGGAATCCTATGAAAGAAACCAAGAACATACATTATATGCAAATTTTTTGACCTTAGAAGGCAAAGAAGCAACTACTGTTACAGATGCAAAAATTACTATTAGGCATATCAATAGTAGCAATGTTGTTATTACAGATGTTAATGAGGCTGCCATGTCTTTTGGGGTAGAGACAATGTATTATTATAAATGGAATGTCCCTGCCGACGCTGATTTAACTGAGTATACTATTGAATATCAGGCAATTTTGGATGGCCAATACGCTGAAGCTAACGAACAACTTAGAATAATTGATAGTAGCACAGGGACTCCTGGAACATTATATACATCTAAAACAAAGGTAGCTAAATATCTTGGCGTGGATACTGATAAAATAGAAGACGATTGGATTGAGTGGGCAACTTATTATATTGATTTGTATTGTAATTGTATTTTTAGAGAAAAAACAGTAACTGAAAAATATGATATAAATAAATCTGGGCAAAGTGTATTATTTTTGGATAATTTTCCAGTCGTGTCCGTAACAGAAATTAAGAATGATGGCGAAGTAATGGATGTTGATGATTATTTAATTTATGAGGGTGAAGGAATCATAAAACTTGCTGATGATTTTGTTGGGAATATTTATAATGTTGGGGCATTTATTTATGGAAGGCAGAAGATAGAAGTAACATATAAATATGGTAGAGCATCTGTTCCTGATGAAATTGAGTGGGCTGCGACTGTCGTAGCTTCTCAAATAGCCTTTACTAGTTTAGTAAATTCTGGAGAAATAAAATTTGGAAATATTACAGAAGAACAAATAGGTGAATACAGATATAAAGAAGGAAGTCAAAGTTCTATAAAAGACGATGTTTATGAAGCAAAGAGTGTTGCAGATAGGTTAGAAGAAGATGTTTTTAGTGCCAAGAATATTTTAAGAATCTATAGAACAAGAAAAATGAGGGTTGTGTAATGGTAGTTACTGTAACCTTTAGTAGAGTTTCCAGTGGCCAAGATATAGCCGATGTTTTGAAGGGGACTAATTCTGGGATTAATCATGGCAATGTAGCAAATGGAAAAGAAACATACCCAGAAGATATTTATATAAGGCATAATGGGCTAAATGAAATAACGGATTGCAAGTTTTATTGTCAGCAATTTACTGGAACTTATGATGGTGGTCAGACTGCTTTATTGGATTTTGATGAATTAAAAGCATGGGGAGATGCAAGCGCATCTAAAGGATTTTTAATAGATGTAAATCATGATGGCATATATGAATATAACCTAAGAACCTCTCAAATGGATAGTTTAGCAAATGCAGCAGCTTTAAATGATTCAAGTGCTGGAGGCTCTAATCCTGATGATATTGGAGTTGGTGGGGAAGCTCATATAAAGCAAAAGATAGCTATTCCTTCTACTGAAAGTGTTCCAGGGGTTAGACTTATAGATTTTTTAATGAAATTTTCGTATACTTCTTAAAACTATTTTAAAATATATTGTCCCAATTGTTCTTTTTTATCGTATAATATATATGTAGGGTAGTAATTATATACATATTGGGCCAAAATAATCACAAGTCATTGAAGATATTTGGGTTATATAAAATTAGGCCACAAGTGAATGAGTCAAGTAGTCTAAATTAACCTCATAAGCTTGGGCCTATGAGGATTTTTCATTTATGGGAACCCGTTGGCTATTACACAAAAAAGATGGGCAAACTACAACTTCTGATTGGGATTCTAATGAAGTTTCCTTTAGGAAAAACTGGTCAGAAGATATAACATCCATCCAACTTCAAAGAGAAGACAAGAAACTTTATACATTATCTGCTAGAAAAGGCTCTAAAAGCCTATTTTGGCAGACTGATGATTTCATACTGGACACAAATACAGAACAAACTAGAATGCTTGCTAGGAAGATTTTTAAGAGTTTAGGAGACAATAATTGGTTGGAATTATGTTTAATAGAAGGCAAAGAAAAACCAACTATAAATATAATAAATAAAGTAATTAAGGTATTATAATGGTAGATACAAATAAAAAAATATACACACAATTTAATATACAAGCAATTGTAAGAGACCCTTGTGATGCTAATTTTGAGGCTTTGTTGAATCAGACGGCTGTGCAAAAACGAAGTTATTCAAGTGAAGAAGCAGTAAAAAAGGTCAACGAATGGGGAGAGGTTATAATGTTTTCTCCAACTGCTCCAATAATTAACTCCGCATTGAAAATAAGAATTGACCCAGATAGAAACAGGTCGGCGACAGGTTTCAAGGTAGAAGCGCAAGGTGGTCTTATTACTTCTGATTATCGTGGTTTTGTTTGTCCAGGTGAGAATGTAATAGAAAATGATATAATTGAGTTGGGAACTAGGAAGTATTTGGTTTTATTGGTGGAAGATTTATTTGAACGTAGTAAACTACATCATAAGGAATTACGTTTAACTCGTTTGGACCAGCTTTAAGGATTAATTATGGAAGTTAGTGCAAAAGTAGTAGGGGCAGAAGAAGTAATAAATAAAATACAGAAATTCAACGACATAGCCTATAGTGAATTAGGCCAAAAGATGGTTGAGGTTGTTGATTCTGTTATGACAGATGCTAAATATTTTGCTCCAGTTGATACAGGTTTTTTAAGAGAACATATTACTGGTAGAATTATTAGTAAAGCTAGAGGCGTTGTTATAATTGGGCAAGTTAGAAGTAGTGCCAAATATAGCATCTTTAATGAGCTTGGTTGGAGCGGTAAACCAGAAGGTCATCCATTTTTAGTTCCTGCTATAAATAAAAATAAAATGCTAATGTTAGAAAAATTTAAGAGCGCTATGGATACGGCTATAGAGAAATCTGCGGTTGGAAAATATTATGGCGGTGGCAAAGAAGGAATATTAACACACACTTTGGCAGAATAATATGTTAGACTTAATTAAATTAATTAGAGATAATTTATTGGCAGATTCGACTATTACAACTTATGTCGGCAGTAGAATTTATATGGAAGGAAAATTCGTTGGAAATATAGAATCAGATTATCCCCAAGTTACTATAGAGGCTTCTGACGGGCCTACAGATTCTTTAACTAATGATTATTTTCCAGATTTAAGAATAAATGTATGGACAAAGGGTTCAGGATGTAGGACTACGGCAGGATTAATTGCTAAACAAATATTATTAAATATAGATAAAAAATCTTATTTAACAAATGACCCAAAAGTTTATCAATTATGGAAAGCAAATAGTATACCGGTATGGGAAGATGATACAAAAGTTTTTCATTTAGTAATGACTTTTGATGTTGTTATGGAAGGGTATGGTGGAGATTGTTAAAATTATTTAAGAAGGAGGAATAAAAATGTCAGACAAGACTTATGTAGTAAAAGACCAGGGGCAGGGACAAACTGTTACTAATTTAAAAAAGCATTTGACTTTGGAAGTTACTTCAATTAGTAAAGACGATACTATTACCGTAGCTGCTTTAACAACTGCTAATGTTGTAAAAGTTATTGATTTGTCAGACGCAGCAGTATATACTGCTACAGTATTAACGAATGTTATTACTATAACAGATGTTCTTTGTGTAACTAAACATGTAATTGTTTTAGTTGTTGGTGTATAAGTTAAATAAATAAAAAAGGAGGAAATAAAAATGGGTACTAGAAAATTTTCTGTTGGAAAAATTAAACGAGGCTCCGTATATATAGGAGTCTGTACAGGTATTACAGTCAGATATGATGGCAATCCTCAAGAGTTTCGTGGTGGGGATTATAGATATCCTTTAGACATCGTTCCTGGGGACCAGTCTTTATCAGTTAGTGCAGAATCGGCAGATTATGACGCAACAGAGCCGGTTTTTGGTGTTGCAGAAACCTTAGAGCTAGAGGCAGGTGCTAATTCTGGTGGGCTAGTCGTTTCTTTAACTAATATGGTTTTAATCTCGGCTGAAGTAACCTCTGCTCAGAATGCCTTTGTTGCTACAAAGTTAGAGTGGAGAAAGAAAGATACGGAAATTTAATAACAGTGCAGATTATTAATAGAAATAACAAGGAGATACAAATGGCTAATGAAAATGTTATTAAAAGGAAAGGCATATCTATTACTTTGAGAGATAACAATGAGTATACTGTTTTACCATTGCCTATTGATGATTTAATAGAAATATGGCCCTTAGTAGTTAAGTTAGAGAATAAGCAAGCAGATGTTAATGTAGAATTATTAAAGGATATTAAACACCTGGCCTATATTGCTTTAAAGGGTTCAAATACGATAGAAGAATCCGAGGTAGGTAAATTAGTAGATTTGTCAGACCTTCAAGATATTATTAAAGTTATTGTTGGACAAAAAACTAAAGTAACAGATTAATATAATGTTAGATAATGCCTATGATATAGATTGGGCTACTATTATTGATATTTTGGCTAAGGAGTATGGGTGGACTATAGAGTATATTAAGTCCCTAGATTTGGGGCAAATAACAACATTACTACAGACCATACGAGCTAGATATGATAAACAAAGTAGTAGTGAAGAAAACTCAGACGATATAGCTGATTTAAAAGCTTTAGGCGGTAAAGAAACTGTTAGAGAAGATGGAAGAAAAGAAATTATAATATAGGAGTACTGCGTGGTAAAAATAGGGGAGATAACGGTTGAAATTTCAGCCACAACTTCAAAACTTCGTGCAAACTTAGCACAAGCTTCTTCGTTAATTAGAGACTTTGCATTATTGAGCGAGGGTTTGACTGGGGGTATTTCGTCAGCGTTTAGCCAGATAACAGATGTGGCAATAAAAGGTTTGCAAATTGGACTTGGTGCTTTAGTTGGTAGTTTTATTTTGGCTGCGGGTGCTGGGTCAGAGTTTGAAGATGAAATGATGAGGGCATTTACTATTATGAAAGAAGGAGGGAATGCTACTGCAAGTTCTCTTTCTGAAATGACTAATAAAGCTCTAGAATTGGGTAGGGAATCCTTATTTTCTGCTATTGATGCTGCTGAAGGTATGCAGATTTTAGCAAGAGCTGGTTTTAATACCAAGGAAGTTATAGATTCTATCGGTCCAGTTATGAATATGGCAATCGCAGATAATTTAGAGTTAGCACAATCCTCTGAAATAGTAATATCTGCATTACGTGGATTTAATTTAGAAACAAGTGATGCTAGAAGAGTAACTGATATTATGTCTTTGGGTGCATCAAAAGCTAGTACGGATATTAGTGATTTGGGGGAGGCTTTTAAATATGTGGCCCCAGTAGCCGCAGGTTTTGGAGTATCTATTGAAGAGACCGTAGCCGCCATTGGTCTTTTGTCAGATTCAGGAATTCGCGGGAGCATGGCGGGGACTACTCTTCGTCGAGCTTTTTCTGAACTTATGGCCCCAACAGCCAAGGCTGAAAAAATATTAAAAGAATTAGGAGTTACCTCTGTTACTTCTTCTGGAAAATTAAGACCGTTTGCATCAATTTTACAGGATTTAAAAACGGCTGGAATGACTGCATCTCAAGCTATGGAAGTATTTGGTCAACGTGGTGGTCCTGGTATGGTGGCATTACTAGGTAGGGGGGCAGAGGCTCTTAGAAAACTTACAAATGATTTAGAGAATTCGCAAGGGGCTGCTGAGAATATGGCCCAAGCATTTAGAACTACCGTAAAAGGGCGTGTACGAGATTTAATAGCATCTGTTGTTGATTTAGGTTTAGCTTTTTCAGAAAAATTTAAAAAGCCATTGGCTGAAGCAATATTTTTTGTTAGGAATTTTGTGGTTGATATTGTAAATATTGGTAATAGGATGGGGATATTTAGTACCATTATTAAAGGTGTGCAGGATGCTCTAAAACCTATTACCGGATTAATAAAAGAATTGGCGGCAAATTTTAAAGAATGGTTGTCTAAATTAACGGCAAAGGATGTTTTACAATTTTTTAGCAGCATTAAAAAAGGCATAGAAGGTTTTATTGAGTCTTTTAAAAAAGGGGAAATCGGAGCAATAGTAAAAGATACTTTTAATGTTTTTATAGGCCTTGGCAAGATGGTAATAGGAATCATACAAGGTATATCGTCTGCTTGGATGGCTCTTCCTGAAGGTTTTAGAAATGCGGCAAGGCCTTTAGTTATTATTTCTATTTTAATTTTACAGTTGTTTGGAGGATTATTAAATATTGTATTTTTAATGGTTGCTTTAAATGCTTTATGGGCATCTTTAGGTTTAAAGATTACGTTGGGAGCAGTCGCTCTAGGTGCTTTAAAATCTATTTTATTATTTATTTGGCCAATTGTTGCTGTTATAGGTATTGCTGTGGCATCTTGGACTTTGGGAAGTTTTATTGCTGAATTGTCAGTTGTTCAGGGTGCTTTTGCTGCTTTGTTTATTTTAGTACAAGCTTTAGGCCCCTCTATTAAATTGCTTGGCATGGGTCTTTTGGCTGTACATGCCCCTTTATTGTTATTAAATGAAAATTTTAGGAAAGATTGGCTGGCTACTTTAGAAGAAATAAAAATAAAGATAGCGGCTTTAGCAGAGATTGATTGGCTTGGTAAAAATAATAAAGAAGGAGTACCAAAAGGTAAGGGGGCTAAAGAACCCGTAGGAAGTGGTTTTATAGAGGTTGGAGGACGTAAAATAGATTTAGAAACTATAAAAGTTAATGAAGAAATCGAAGCCATAAAAAAAATGATTGACCAATCAGGCAGAATCGAGGGTGCACTAGGTCCATCAATAAGAACATCTTTATTGATGGGTTTACAAGGTCGTTTAACTGAGTTAGAAAAAATTGTCATGGACCAAGAGGGAAATTTGGCAGCTTTAAATAGGCAAACTATAAAACCAGAAGCAGACAGGAAAAATAAAGCAAGAATTGGAGCGGGGTTAGAATAATGAGCAAAAGTTGTGATATTACCCCTTGGGTTGCTACTAATACGGATAGGCACAAATGTATTTGCGGATGTGGAAAATTTATACAGATAAATAGAACTCATTTTAGACTCGGCATACCAAAGTATAGACAGGGACATAATAGTATTGCTAATAAAGAAAAAATTAGGGAAGAAGTCTTAAATTGTAATAAGACTAAAAAAGGAATAGAAACATTAATAAAGCATGGAATTTTTATGAAAAACTATTGGAAAACTCATAAAAGTCCTTTGAAAGGTAAAAAAGTATCAAAAAGTATTGTAGAAGCACGTACAAAACTTTTAAAGGATAGATATTCTAGAGGTGAAATAGTTCCTTGGAATAAAAATAAAGTTGGTGTATATAGTAAAGAAACTATTGAAAAGATGGCTCTAGCAAAAATAGGTAAGTGTGGAATTCTAGCTTCAAATTGGAAAAATGGACTTTCTTTAAAACCATACCCTACAAAGTTTAATTACGAACTAAGGTCCTATATAAGGAACAGAGACTATTATATTTGTATGATGTGTAAACTTCCAGAAAGTACATTTAATAGAAACTTAGATGTTCACCATATTGATTATGATAAAGAAAATTGTAAAGAAGATAATCTTATAAGTTTATGCCAGAATTGTCATCAACACACAAACGGTAATAGAAATTACTGGGAAATAATATTACAAGGATTGGTGAAACTATATGTCTAATGCTTCTTTTTCTGGAGTGGTTATCGGAGACTACTGCTTTATGCAGGTAGATACAGAGCAAGAAATAGAAATACATAAGATTCCAAGGGCGGATGGGTCTATATTACGTAGACGTGGTGGCGGTCTTAAAACTATTACTGTGCAAGGTTGGGTTAAAAAAACAAGTAGGCAAGAATTGGAAACATACATAAATAGTCTTGCGGCTGCTTTTGGGTCTGGGTTAGCAGATTTAGTAGTAAATCATAATACTTATTCAAATTGTATTTTAAAGTCTATTTCACCTGGGTCAGATTATTACAGATGGTCCAGGTTTACAATAGTTTTCTACCGAAGTGGGGACTAATTTAAAAAGTAAGGAGGTAAAAAGTTATGGTGGTAAATTGTGTTGTATTTTGTAATAAATCGGCTGTGGATAATCCTAAAAGTACACATCCAGCAAATTATGTCCAAATGGACCTAGCAAATGACAAGCTAATTTTTTCTGCCGGTTCTGCTGCTGTTGCTGATGGGCAGCCTACACCTAGCTCTGGCGAGCTTAATGAGGCTGCAACAATAATCCAAGCTATACCAGTAGAAATTGCTCACACATTTTTATTGGATGTATCAAATATTGGGGCTGAGTTAAGAGAAATGTTAATGGCAAATTCAGGAGCCCATAGATATGTTATTTGCTTGGCTTTTGATGCAGCGACAGCAAGTGAACCTACATTAGAAGCTTGGGATGATGACGGCCATGTTACAGCTAATTTAAATTGCTTAGGTTTAGGAACACCAGCAGATAGTATGTTGAAGGCTGTTTTGACTACTGGAGGTGCTCCTGGACCAGGTTGGGCTGGAACTCCTATTGCGGGCGGGGCAGCTCCTAATTTGATTTTACTCAACGGGGGTGGCGGTGCACTGGGTGGAGCTACGGATGTTTATGTGAATATTCATTGGGACGTACCATCGTCTTATTTGACGCCATTCATCGAATCGCCTGTTTTGAGTGTACGCTTTTCATACGTTTAATAAAAAAGTTTTTAAAATATAAAGGTGATAATATATCATGCCTAATTATTTATACAAGATTATATTTTCATACGGGACTCCAGATTTTCTTGGGGGTCCAAACATACATTCTAGTCGTTGGTTAGAAATTCCAGATAGGCCTATAGCCCGTCTGGAATATTTTTTATCCGACGGAGAGTGGATTATCTTAGAAGGTTTTGAGTCTTATCTATGCTTTGTTGAGGCTGAAACGACATTTGCAAGACCTGTGGGGAACTGCCCAAAATGTAATAGTAAAGGAAAAATATCTAAAAGGATTACTAAATATACAAATGATGAAATTAAACAAGAATTTATTGCAAGATGTACTAAATGTGATTGGGTTGGAAATATACAAGATTTGGAGTATTTAATTGTGCCTACTGGTGATAAATATATTTATATTATGGGATTAAAGAATGGAATGGTGACTTCTTATAGATTATCTTTGGTAGGTAAGGATGGCGAGGATAAATATAAAATTGGAGATATAACTAAAAGGGTTTTACCTTTAGGGCAAGAACATTTGGGAAGACCTACTAATAATTTATTGTGGAAAAAAGGAATTAAATAATGAGTTGGCTGAGCGGTTATACATATAGACGAAAGATTACGTTAGATTATACTAAATTCCCATCTACTTTAACTGATTTTCCTTTATTAGTTAAACTAACAGCGGCCAATTTCGATTTTAGCAAAATTTTAACTGCCGGTGGGTTAGATGTTAGGTTTACTTCTTCCGATGGTTCAACCTTACTTAAATTTGATAGGGAATTTCATGGTCAAATTACAACATATGGTTCTAATGTTTGTGCTGGTGGTACCCCCAGCGCTAGTTCTACAAATGGTGTAGAAGTAGCTGCCAGGGCTTTTGATGGCATAATTGGGGAGGGCCATTTTTGGACTTCTTCAACAAGCGCGGCTCTTCCACAATGGTTGAAATATGATTTAGGGCTGGGTGTAACAAGGGTTGTTCAAAGATATGGTTTAGCGCCCCGTATGACTTACTCAGATGGTTTACCTTATGCTTGGACTTTTCAAGGCTCGAATGATGATAGTAATTGGGATATATTAGATACACGGTCTGGACAAACATGGCCTGATAATAGTTTAAGAAATTATTCCTTTTCTAATTCAACTGCTTATAGATATTATAGAATTAATTTTACAACGGCTAGCCATGTCTACGTTCACATAAACGAATTAGAAATGTATGAAGCGACCACGCCCGATTATGGATATTATTGGGTAAAAGTACCAACAGTTTCAAATAGTGTTAATACAGAAATATATATATATTATTGTCTAACCGGCGCTTCTGATGGTTCCGATAAAAATAACGCATGGGATTCGGGATATAAGGCAGTATATCATCTTGGAGAAGTTGGTAATGGTACATTGGGCGAATTTAAAGATTCTACAAGTTACGCCAATGATGCTAAAGGTAACACCGCACCAACGAGAGTTTGGGATAAAATTGCGTATAATCAAAATTTAGTTACAGCAAATAATATATTAATACCGGATGATGCCGATTTAGAAATTGGAAGTTCTGAGTTTGTTCTTAGTTTTAAAATTAAATTTGATTCTCTTTCTGGAAATTTTGGACTTCTACAAAGATATACTAGCGGCTCTAGTTATTTTCATATCGCATATGAAGGCGGTAATATACGTTTTAGAGATTATGGTGGTTCTATTGATTTTAGCGTTAGTCCAGGTTTTTCTACAGGTATATGGTATGATTTAGAATTTATTAGGACTGGTAATGATTGGAAAGTTTATAAAGATAATGTTCAAATTGGCTCTACATATACAAATGCGGCAGCGTTAATTGGGAGAAATGAAGGTTGGAGTTTTGGTGGAAGTGTTACGTTATACGATGCTTTTAATGGGGGTCTTGATGAAATTAGATTTTCTATTGGTACACCCAGAAGTAGTAATTATAGAACTTCAAGAATTTCTTCAGATGATAATACAGTTACTACGGTCGGCATAGAAGAAAATCTTATTGAAGTTATAGAAGATTTAGATGTTGATATAAGAACTAAAATTGAAGAACTTTCTGATATTGCTACTGATATTAGGGCAAGGTATCCTGAAGAAATAAAAGATATTGATACAGACATAAGAACAAAAGAGCAATCTTTTATTGACTTAGCAATTGATATTAGAGTTAAATTAGAAGAACATTTTAAAGATATAGATTTAGATATTAGAGTAATAAAAGAGTTATTAGAGGACATAAATACCGATATTAGGGTTGCAGAAGACGTTTTAAAAGACATTAATACTGATATACGGGTTAGAAAAACTATTATAATAGATTTAGAAACAGATATTAGAACTGTTTTAAGAGGGTTTATTGATATAAGTACCGATATTAGAGTAAGTCAGAGAATTAGTAAAAATCAATGTGTAGTTGAAGAACTATATTTTGAAGATGGCCAATATTTAGCAAGCCAGAATGTTACTATTAATTTGAAGGTCTACGGTGCTTTAAGAATGCAATTTAAAAATGAAGTAGGGGGAACTTGGTCAACTTTAGAAAATTATTCTAGTACTAAAGTTTGGATGTTGGTTTCTGGAAATGGGGCAAAACAAGTTTATGTAAGATTTACAGATATTCAGAATGTTTTATCTGATGGAACAGATGTTATTGAGGCCGTCTTAAATGATACTACACCAACATCAGTAACTATAGAAGCATATACTGATAGTGGTGCTCTTACGCCTATTCCAGATGCTACTTACCAGACTGATAAAACTCCATTTTTTAGATGGCAGATTCCCATTTTTAATATACCATATTCTGGATTTAGTTATTCTTTGGATGGAATTCCTTCGGATGTTGGAAATATATTAACTCCTGATATGGTTCGTAATGGTATGGTAGTATCAAAAAAAGCCCCAGCCTCTAATATGATTTTTGAGGCTTCTGTAGGTTATTATTATTTTAAAGCTGATTTAAAAGCATATACAATTCAAGAAGTAACACTTAGTAATGGAGATTTGACCAACGACCGTATAGATATAATATATGTTAGTGGAACAAGTGAAAGTTTAAATGTAGCAGAAGGAATTCCCGCACCAATACCTTTGGAACCAGTTATTCCAGAAGATGCAATAAAACTAGCTACTATTTTAGTTCCTGCTGGAGTAACAAAATCTGAGGATACGACATTAACAGATTCTAGACAACTTTATGTTGAATTAGATAAGTATTTAACAGAGCCTTTAGTGTTAGGGCAGCATACTTTAAAAATAAAAGGAATTTGCACTAATGGCCTAATTAGTAATATTGCTACCTTCAATGTTTGGGTAGCAGACGATAGTCCAACAATTGGAGAAGTTAGGGGTTACACAAATGCAACAAAAATTATTGAACTAGCTAGTGGGTTATATCAAACGGCTGATAATACCCCATATTTTGAATGGGGCGTAGCCTCACCAGAACCAGGACCTATTAGATATTATTATACAGAAGACGGGACAGAGCCTGATATAGGAGATTCTTTTTTAGTTGTAAATAATTATACTCCTGGAATTTATGCTTCTGGTATTACTATTTTAAAGATAAGGGCATACGATGTTACTACGGGTTATTGGGGAGAAACAAAATTATTTATATTTGTATATGGAACTCAAACATTTACAGATGATATAGCAGTTATTTGTGGTAATACTATATTAAAACAAAGATTAAAGGAAATTCATGTAAAAGAGATTTCTTGGGATTTTAGTAGTGCGAGAGTTTGTAGATTTTTTCAACCAGTTGCTTTTGATGCTAATCTACCATTTTCAGAGGGGGCTACAGTTTGTGTGGTGCAAGGTTCTGGCAACATTACCTTATTTACAGGAAGAATATTACAGATTGAAAGAACAATTGATATAGGTGCTGAAGGGGTTGATTATAGTTGTTCGTGTTCAAGGCAAGATTTAGCTGAAGAGTATGCTTATATTATTCATGAAGATTATGGAGAAACGGCACAAATAACATTTAATGATGTTGATTTGATTACTGCTATTGATACGATTGTTTCAAAGTTTCCTACCATTGTTAAAAAAATAGATAGTTATCCTACAGGAGCTAATATATCAGATGAGTATATAGGTCAAACTGTTTCTAATGTTTTAGATAGTATTTATGCTAAAACTAAGTATGGATGGTATATGAAGCCTAATGGTAGTTTAGTATCTATTGATTTAACAGCGGTTAATTCTGGAGAAGCTAAGTTTGGTATTTATGGAACTACAGTAAATGCGATATCTCCTCAATATAATGTTATGGCTGCTAATTTGCAATTTGATGTAACTAATAGATATAATAAATGTATAATTGAAGGCGCAAAAAAGCAGGAAAGAGTAACTTTAAGAGGAAAATGTATAGGCATAACTAAAAGTGGAGAAGATATAGTAGATGAAGGTGATAGGGCTGATGATTTGTTATATAAAGTTTTTGAGTTAGACTCAAAATGGACTGTTGTTAAAATAATAGAAACTTTCATAAGTTATGCTAGATTAAAGCGTTTTATTCTTATGCCAGTTTGTTACGGGACTAGTATAAGTAATTTTCTTATAAATTTTCTTGAAACAGAAATTTGCAGCGAGAATAATATTATTAGGATGTCTAGGGAAGTAAAATATACTACTCAACCTAGCAGTTCTGGAACTAAATCTGAAGGAACCCCAACAGAAGCAACCGAAGGAACAGAATCACCAGGAGCAATGGATTCACAACTTCCAGGCTTTGGACCGCAAATTATGATAGCGGATACCGAAGTACAAGGAAGTTTAGGACCAGAAAATACAGTTAGATTTTCAAGAGCCTTGTATAATTATTGGCCCACAGGTGAAAGTGTTAATTCTGATGGACTAGTAGTTACACCGGCTGTTAATATTTATATGGGTGTTCCAAATTATACTTGGAGAAACTCTCCCGAAAAAAGATGTGCGAGTCTTACAGCAGACGTACTTATAGAAACTGTTCCATTGAAAGTTGAAGTAACCGTTCCAGGAACTGCTAGTAATATTAGTAAGACTTTGAGGGTTGTAAACACTATTTTTAGATATAGTGAAGACCCTGAAGACGCCATAGATGACACATCTAGAATGACTCAGTATGCTCAAGATTTATTGCAGAAATACAAAGACATAAAAGTAAATGGCTCGATTACATTAGATACTATAGATTTAACTTGGGATTTGGATAAGACAGTAAATCTTATTAATACAGACCAGGGTAGTTGGGGTTCTTTGAACGCTAAAGTTGTAGGTATAAAATATGATTTTGATGCTAATACAACAACTCTCGAAATAACTTCTGAATATTTAAAGTAAGGAGGATAATAATGGCTCTTACTAGAGAAGAAAGACAAACTATAGAAACATTAATAAAGAAAGTAAGGTCCTTAGAGGATAAGGTGACTACTTTAGAAAATTTAGTAGCATCTCAACAAAAAATGGTAGATGGTATTAATGCGGAATCTAATATGTTAGATTGGTCCAGTGACCAAATTAGTGAATGGTTAAAGCCCTACATTTTGACATATATGACTAAGACTGGAACTAAATTAACTAAGCATAATCATACTAATGACCAGCAGGGTGGGGATTGTTTTGCTAAACTGGGTGCTAATCTAATCGAGTAATTATATGTTATATAAACCTACAAAAGAAGAGATTAAACAAATAAAAAATTTAAATAAGGCTTATCAAATGTTTGGGCAAGCTTTTAAAATAGTTTTAGCTAATATCCCAAAGGACGATAAGATAGAAATAGAATTATATAGGGCAAATAAACATTTAGAAGAAATGAATAAAAGAGTGTTTGAGTTATTAGAAAATAGGTATGTTGATAAAGAATTTTTTGAACTAATTAAAAACTTTAATATAAAAAAGAAATAACTATGATTTTTACATGGACTCCCCCAGACCCTTTAAACGATACTGCTAAGACTAAAAGTATTTATATGACAGAACTTCAAGTTGCAGCCAATGTAAGAAGAGTAGAAATAGCCCAATCTCAGTTATCTTTTATTAACCAAAATATAGGTAAAAAGTTTATATTAAGTGCTATTGAAGAATTAAAGACAGTAACTAATCAGTTAGCAATAGATTTTGGTTATCCTACTGGCGTTGAGGATTCTGCTTTATTAGGGAGACCCTATGTTACTATAACTAAGAAATATGGAAAGTCGGTTTGTCATTATCCTATATTAAATGATTTGAGGATGGTTTTGAATTTATTAGAAATTCAATTAAAGTTTAATTTAATAATACCAGTAACTACAGGTTGGGCTATTGTTAGCGAATATAAAGATTCTACTATGAAAATAAATAATATTGTTCCTTTTGGTTGGGTCTATCCAGCAGAGGTATTTTGGAGTGATATTTTATTTATTAGTGATTTATTCTATCAGACAAGTCAAATTCTTATTACTAAAATAAATAAGGACACTGGTGCCTCTTTTCATTCAACTGATTTTTCTGATGTTGTTAGGCATTGCCGTAGTACTGATATTTGTGCTGGTAAACAAGGAACTGAGGATAGTTATCAATATGTGACGGGTGTGGACCTCATTGGGGGTAATAGAAAAGTAATTAGATATAGAAATATAATTACATCTAATTTAATTGCGACAGGTATTTTTGATTTAGGTTCTTATTATTACGACTCTTCCATAACTAATAATGAAAATTTTATTTTTGTTGGTGGCCAAAAATGGACAGGCTCACCGGCATATTATAACGCCATTATTACAAAGATAAATAAAGGTGCAACTATGATTTTAAATAATGAAAATGAATTTTATTTAAATTTAATAACTACCCCTGGTGGGGTAGTTCAAAGTAAAAATGCAAATATATCAGCATTAACTATTGATAGTTCCTATATATATTGTTTTTACCAAGAAGAATTAAAATATACAATTCCACCATCTTTGACAGTAATTACTTTATTAAAATCAGCAATTATTAAAATAAGTATAGCTAGCCTATCCCCAAGTGTATTAGTTGAACAGGATGATACTGCCCAAGGATTCTTTACCTACCCTTTGTTAGGGGGTTCTGCTATACAAGGGGGTTACTTATATACGATTGGAGAAAAACATTCTCCAGCAATTGGAAAATTAACGGTACGAAATAAATCGGGGGGACTTATAGATTCTTTTAATAGTTTAGATTATGCCGATGGGTCTGGGTCAGAGGTTATTAGTGTTGGTAATCGTAATTGTATTGCGAGTAACGAGGAGCGTTTAAATGCTATACCAAGTATTTAGTGTTATTTAATTATAATTTTCTATTATTTTGCTGCCTTCTTTATCCGTTTTACAATAATCTCTAAATTGACATTGTTTGCATTGTGTTGAACTTCTTATGTAGTCTCTTATAGGAAGTTCTTTATTTTTTATGTAATATTTGGCTTCTTTGTATCTTTTTATTATGCTGCTTATTTTAATATCTTTACAAATCCCACCATTAATAACTGGATAAATCTCCTTATCTATTTCTATCCAATCTATCCTATGATAAACATCTTTAGTTGCATACTTAGATACCATAGAGGGACAATACTTTATTAAAAAGAATGGTTGTTGGGGTTTATAATAAACAACATATAAGAATGTTTGTAAAAGGTGCATGTCCTTTGGCTTATTAAGTAATTGGTAAGTGCTGTTACTGTAGTTTTTTACTTCTATTCCGCAATGTTCTTGTTTGTTATCTACAATTATGTCAACTTCTCCAGACAAAATAATATCATCTACTATATTAACTTTAAATTTACGTTTTTCTTTTTTATTAGTTTCCATAGAGTATAGCTTTTTTGCAACTAACTCTTTTCTGGTTTCATATTCAACAAAATTTCCTATTTTGCCAAGTAACTTAACCCTATCTGGTAAAGGATTTGATTCTGGAACTTTATTCCATTGATAAAATAACTGTCGTAGACATTTCCCTGTAAGAGTTCCATCTGACTTCAAGCAGCTTGCCTCCGATGGCCAAAATTTCCACTCTTGCCTAGCATAACTAGTTTTTTCAGGTAAGGGCTCTTTAATTGTCTCTATTAAGGATTTATCCATGAATGTTTACCCAGTAAATACAATAACAGCCTATCAAAAATATGATTATGGAAACTACAATAAAAAGTTCATCTGCATAAGATTTAGAAAATTTTTTCATATTATTTCCCCAATCTTAAATCTTCCAAAAATGTTTTAATAGAAATGCCATCAACAACAAGGGAATGCGTTATTCTTGCCGTAGGTATTCCTAAAAATCCAGGATAGATTTCAAGAGCGTAAACTAAACCTACTAAATTTCCATCTTTATCCCAAACCCCACTTCCGCTTGAACCATATATGCAAGGTACTTGAATTAACATTGATATTCCTTCATAACCACCCATAACACCTTCAGAATAGACATTTTTTACGCCTAAGGGATTCCCAACAACATAAACAGGGTCTTGGATATTTACAGAAGCAACTCCAGGTATTGCAACTTTATCTTTTAATTTGTCTGTAATTTTAATAACAGCTAAATCAACATAATTATGATATTTTACAACTTCCGCTGGTATAGTTTTATTCTCAACATATAATTTAACAGATTTTACATTTTTACCAGCAACGTGGTTATTGGTAAGAATAAAAGTCTCGGTGTCTGTAATCTTAATAATAACACCCGTACCACTCCAGCATGATTTATCAGTAGCAAGTGGATAAGTTAAATTATTTTTTTCACTATCTTTTTCAGAACAACCAATAATATAAACAGTATGAGCTTTTAATTCTTCATAAGTAGGTTTAATTTTCTTTGTTTCTTCAGTCTTTTTATCTTCAATAACCTTTTGTTCTCTTGCCCTATTTTGGTCAATAATAAATTGATTTAAATCTAGTATATTTTCAAGAGTTTCTAAAATTGTAGAATAAATTTGAAGAGATAATTCAAATTTCATATCTTGTGTTGCATTTGTAGTAGTAAATTCAGTTGTTATTCTTTTTTGTAAAATAGATATATCATTTTTAATTCCAGATATATATACCATTTGTAAAAAGAAAGCACAAACAATTATCATAGTTACAAGGATTTTAATTCCATTTTTTTCTATCCATTCTCCGAATTTTGTCATATTACTCCCTCGTTTAAGTGCTTCTTTGTATTTTTTTCATATAATGTACAGGAAGAAATCTTTGTAAACCATTACCATAATCCCTTATCAATACATGGCCATTTACCCAATCCTTTATGTCACTATCATAAGTCAAAGTATGGCTAATTATTTGTATCTTTTTTATTTTTTTCTCAATTAAAATTTGTATAACTTCTTCCTGGATGCCGTAAGCTTGTAACTTATGAAAGAAATGCCGAGGGTTTACTTGTTTAATAAAGGTATCCCCTTCAATATGACCAGCAAGAATCAACTTTTCTTTTTTTGGGTCATAAGTTGTTACTTTTTCCATTTTGGTCAACCTCCTTTTCTATGAAAAGTTTATTTTTTAATATTATATAATTTGTGCAATCTTTTCTTAGTTAAATATTTTATTAAAACCTCCAAACCCCGCCCAAAAATATCCTTTGGTCGTTAGCTTTATAGCCTTGACCAATACCCGTAATAATTCCGAAATTTTGTGTTATTTCGTAGTCACCCCCAATATAAACACCTGCCTGTGTTAGCCACGTATCAATATGTACTTTCCATAGTTTATAAATAGATGCACCAATTCCAACCTCAACGCCATTAACTTTGGAAGTACCTAAACTTCCTCCAGCAGTAAAAATAGGATGAATATCAAATCCTATAGGTTTTAATAATTTATTTAAATCTTTTACGTCTTTAACATTAATATCTTTAATCTTTTTTCCTGTTTTAGTATCCAAAATTTCGGCTGTGCCATCTGGTTTAACGTGTAAGGTTGTTCCATTTAATTTAATATAAGCTTCCTTATGTTGAATATCAAAATGAACTGGTTTTCCTTTTACGCCTTTGATATAGCCATACCCATAAATACCCCCTATAATTAGAGCATAAATTATGAGTTTTCTAATGTTCAAAAGGCCAGCTAGGTCTTTTAACCATAAAACAGGATTGGCTAAACTTAACAGGCCAGTGCGTAGCTTTGTGATACTTACAGGTTCCTCTTTTTTAATAGTATTGGCTAAGAGTTCTCTTTTTTCCCTAAGCGCTTTAATTTCAGCATCTAAGGACTTAATTTGGTCTAAATTTTGGTTATTTTCTGTATTTTCAGTCATTATCTTTCACCTCCCCTTTAAAATTGCCACTCTTTGAAGGGTTTATAGGGGCTATTTTGAACGATTTAGCGCCAAATGACCCCACATGCCTTATAAATTAATCTTGCCCTTCTCAATAGCCACACCTACAAAGTAGGCACAAGCACAAATACCCAATAATATTACTGGAATTGGGTGTTTAGAAACAAACGAAATAGCTACCAAAGCACCTACAATAATACTTGAATATTTTATAATGGTTCCTTTTGACATGTTATCTCCTTTTAATATTATAAATTAGTTTTACATTATTAAATCTGCAAGCCCAATTTCAACTGATTCTTTTGCATCGAGAATCTTATCATGGGCGCACATATTTTCAATATCTTTTAAAGTAATCTTTGGATTTCTTTTTTTCATGCGGTCATAATAAATAGTATACATAATATTTCTAACTCTTTTTGAATCCATTGCCCAATTTTCAAAAGATTTAGCATCTCCCACGTATCCATCATGTCCATCATGAATCATAATTGTGGAGTTTGGCATTAAAATACGTTTTGTACCCGCTTGAAAAATTATGCTACCCATTGACCATATTTTTCCCATTCCAATAATAGTAACCTCTGATTTTAGATTATTTATTAAATCATAAACCGCTATCCCATCTTCCCAACTACCACCAGGGGTATTTAATAACAGAGATATTGGTCCTATTTCTCTTGTTTCTAATATATGCAAATTTTTAATTAATTGACCAACGGTTCTACAATTTACCTCGTCATTGTCAGTGTTGCTATCTACGCCAACCCCACCAAAATATATTGTTCTTGTTGGTATATAAAGATTTGTTTCATGAAAAAGAACCATACCCGCAAGGAATAAATCATTAATCCTTTTTGTCATAATTTTTACTCCCTTTTTGGTAATATTTTTATACTATGTTCAATTACTACTGTTAAATCGTATTTATTTAATAAATTGACTATTTGTTTTATAGCACCTTCTCTTTGTTTTTCAAATTCTTCTGTTGATATTTTTTTGTCTTCCATAATAGTACCTCCCATTCTTTAGATACTTAACTAATTAATTGAGTAGTTAAGGAATAATTCGCCTTTAAAATGATTAAGTTCGTGTTGTACTACAACAGCTTCATAGCCAGCTAATTTGAATATTTGCCCATCTCCATTTTCTATTTCTATTAAGTTAAACCTTTTCGTATCTTTAAATATATTAGGTATTGATAAACAACCCTCATTTTTAAATATAAAAGGGTTTCGCATATTAATTATTTTTGTATTATATAAATTAAGTTTTAAATTAGCCGTTCTTACTATTGCTACTTGTAAGGGTATGCCTATTTGTATAGCACTAAGTCCCACACCTGGTATTTTTGAGTTTTTAAGATTTTGTTCTAGTAACTCTATTATTAATGTAATTAATTCCTTATTAGAGTATTCAATTTCTACACTTGATTGTTTAAGTACGCTTTGGTCTGTAATAATCATTTCTTAATCCTTTTAAGGATAGTTAATATTGGTTGTTCTTCTATTTTAATTAGTTTGTTTTTGCAAATGGGGCATTTATCTACAATACCAGTTATTTTGCGTTTACAATGTGAACATTCGTAAGTATTCTTAAAAGTTATTTTTTTCATATATTTATCTCCGTCAATTTGTATACTTTGGCAGTTGGATATATTTTTTTCAATTCTAAGATAGCCGGTATTCTTAAGGCAGATTCCCCCTTGTAAATAACATTACTATGCCAAAAATACAGAAGATTATCCTCCGCACACACTACAATATATTTATTATTTTTAATTACATTGTCCTTCTATTTTTAACTCGCTTATAAGTTTTAATGCTTTTATTAATTTTTTTTCATCTGCCGGTGATAACAACGGTTTCTCTAATTCTTCCGCTTCGATAAGTATATGTAACGGCATTTCCAAAAAAACTTGAATAAGATTATTACTTTTTGATGTACTTATGCCGTATTGAACTTCATCAAACCATTTATGATAAGCAATCCACTCTAATAGATTAGAATCTTTCATATCTGGTTGGGTAATGATAGCTAAATGACGAGGATTGAAAGGAATACCAGTCCTATCTTCTAACACTTTTTTAAAATCATTAAGGAACTTTCTTATTAATTCTGCTTCTTTAGAATTATCCATTACTATCATCCTTTACAAGGCCGATTGTTTTTCCATCTTTAACATAAATACTTAGTTTTTTTCTTAATTCCTCTTGGTTCCTTAATAGTTTATTTGATTTTTCTACCTCTTTGTTATATTCTTGTATCTTTTTATACATCTCGCTTAATAGTTTTGCAGCCTTTTCAAATTGTGCTATATCTAATTTTACAGCCAGTTCACTTATTTTGAGCATAATACATTCTCCTTTCAAATGACTTCTCCGAACTCTGTTATATCCGTCTTTTCTTTTGCCTTTTTTAATACTTCTTTTAACTTAATTAAAGTAAAATTTTTACCAACCTCCTCTATATTTTTATCAGTTAGGCAAGTATCGCAAACTGTTGCAATAATTTTTGGGTCAATAACTTCTACTTTATTTAAACAAATTATGCAAGGAACTTTCATTATTCTTCCTTTTTACCAGCAGTCCAATCAGGAGCCTCTAATATTTTACCAGAGCCTAAGCAAGTATGACATTGTTCTGGAGAACAGGTTGTACTATAAAACGATTGGCCTTCTGGGTATAAATAAAAACCTGGTGGAACAATACCATGACCTTCGCATATTGGGCATTTTTGCCATTTCATTTTATAATCCTCCTTAAATAAAACTTATATTAGGTTCAACATATTCAGCGGCGGCCCATATAGCTAAACAAAGGCTATCCGCATAATCATCCCTCGCCAAATTGTCGTCGAGATTATGGTGTACGCTAATCAAACCCGTAACTTTATGTTCAATTTCTAACTCCAAAAATTCTTGTTTAAATTTTCTATATTCTTTATTTGGTAACTTTTTAGGCCAATGTATTAATTTATTTTGTATCTGGTATCTTAAATTTTTATATATTTTATCTTTTGATTGTAAACTAAAGTTTATACCGGTTGTAAGAATACCCCCGTCATTTAAAACTTCAATAGGCATTTCCCCAACACCTGATTTATCTGCGCAGGTGTGTTTAATATGCCCAGGAACATAGATATTTTTAATATAACCAATTTGGTCAATGTATTCAGTTCCTTGAAATTCTATTATATCCCCAACTAAATAATAATGTTCATTTATTGGGTTTTGAGCAATAGTAGTTAAAACAGTAGAATCCCTTAATTTAGCAAAATCAATGCCCCAATACATAGGCCAGTTATTTTCAATAGCTTTCTTATACATTTCATGAACATCATAATCCTCTTCACAAGCCTCATACTCTTCGTAGGTAGTAAAATAACCATAGTTACTACGCTCCCACTTAAGTTCATAGTTACGTTCAAAGGAGTCTGGGTCTTCATTTTTAAGACGTAATACGTAATCCATTGCCAAGCGTGGGCAATCTTGGTAAGGATAAACATGGTGAACGTACCCCAAGGGATTAGTTTGTGAGTCAAACTTATTTTTATAGGCCTTATGGAAATGGGAACCCAGTAGTCCAGGAACACCCGTTTGAATTATTTTTGCTCCGTGCGGAACTCCCCCACCCATTGGAAAAAGGGAGTTTAGAGTAACAATATTGTTGGCTATCCAAAGATTTGGATTTTTAAGTCGAACACAGTACACTTTTTCTTTATTTTTTAATTTTTTTATGCTCTTAATTTTAACAAAACGCATAGTTTTAGGATAAAAATTACTTTTATGTTTTCCTTTTTTATTTTTTATTTTTTCTATTACTTTTTTTAATTTTTTTTGTTTTGTATATAATTTTATGTTGTAATAAAATTTTATAACATCTTCAATTTTTGATATTCTTAGTATATAACAAATTTTTTTATTTCTTTTATCTTCGTGTATAGTACAATGTATACCAAATTTTAATAAATAAAATTTTAGTTGCGTTATTAATTTTTTAGATATATTATTAAAGGTTATTGAACTCTGAGCCTTACTTTTTGATAGGTAAATTGTACCATCAGTTTCAATTAATCCCGAAATTAGCCCCTTTAAAAAGGGCCTTGACCATTCTTTATTAGGTATAGTCTTGTTGACTCCCGTAAAATTCCATATACCTATTGATTTAAAGT